CAATGTCACCGGCAGTAATAACCTTTGTAAATTCGTTAGAGGTAGCCGGAATATACTCAGAATAGAGCTCATCTCCGGCAGTAACTACCATGATCGTTCCGGTATCGTCATATGCCTCGTAAGATTCTCCCGAGATAATACGAAGTACCCAACCAATAGCAGATTGAGATGCCGGTGCGGCTGTCCCATGAATATAAATAGGAAACGATTGTAAAACTTCAATAGACTCATCTGCACCTTGCGTGTCGGAGACAATAAGTTCGACTGTTGGAGGAGCGTAAACGGTAATAACTCTCTCTACCGACCACGGGCTCCATGTTCCAGTGATACCTTTGGTTCGAACTCTCCATTTTATAGTTACGCCCTCTTCATATAAAGTGCGTTTATCTGTTTGAATAGTGTTACCAGAACTATCAGTGATTGTGCCTGACGAATCATCGGTCAAATCAACTATGGCTGACTCGTAGGTGGGCATTGAAGCATAGCTCGCAACGCCGCTTTCTGTAGCAAGATACTCAACCGGAACATTCGTCCATGGACCGCCATCAAAACTAGCCTGAACCGTAGCTCCTTTCTGCGAGGAACCATCTTCTGAGTTGTGCATCCAATATAGACGCAGTGTATCACCAACAATGGCCGTAGATGTCTCTGACCATGTGGTTGGAGCAGACGGCGTAACACCAAGAACTATAGAATAAACAGGCGACCAGCCAGAACTGCCCTGACTATTTGTCGCTTTTACCCTGAAGTACCATGTGCCATAGTCCAATCCTGTAATATGAGCACTAACAAAGTTCCCAACACTCACAGAACTAACGTCGCTGCCCCGGTCAAAATATTTATTCGAGACGGCGTATTCAACCGTATAGCCCTCAGCTCCTTTTGCACCAATCCAATACAAAAATATTGAAGACGCGGTTTCAACTTCGTGAGTTCTAATTTTTTTCGGAGTTGCAGGAACTGTTCCAACGTTTGATGAATAGTCAGACCACTCACTACAAATCCACTCAGAAGGTTTGAATTTGCTAACCGACGGTGAAACATATCCTTTTCCGCTCTTCGGAGCACCTCTTAACCCTCTTGCTCGGACTTTATAATTATGCCCAGAGTCGATATCCCATCCGTAACGAGCAACAGTAGTAGCCAAGTCGGTGATGCCGTGTTTGACCGTTTTAACGTCATCTTGAACAACTTGAAACTCAACATGACTTGTGTTGGGGTCGGTTATGTTGAAAATCTCAGCCACCAATCTAAAACGGTCACTAATGGTTACGGTTGGGACATTCGGTTTTGCCGGTATTCTTAAATCAACAAAGTCGTAATAAGCAAATGTGTTGTATGCTGTCCAATAACTTAACGTTTGTTCTTTATTACCAGACTTTTTAGTATATGTTTCGGAGTAAGGCTTAACACTAACTGAAACACGCTGAGCGTTCGCCGGGGGGCTGTATGTGGCTCGCACGCCTCCGATAGAACTACCTTCTTTTAGATCTTCTGAGTTACCTGCGAACCACACGCCCTGACCGGTGTAATAACTCCACTCAACTTTGTAATGGTCTGTATGCGCTTTTCCCCAACTCCATGTAGCAAATAAGGTTCTATCGGTTCCCGCTTCTAATCGAATTACTAGATTTGATACAATAAACGCAGTTTCTAAAGCGTATTGCTCTTTACGTTTAGCCATCAAGCCCTCCCTTCAATCTTAGCGGCACGAAGCAACGACCTTACTGCTGTGGAAACATTACTTCCGTCGTCATATGTTACACCGTTTACATTATATACATTACCGGTATTACCAATAAGAGCTGATAGACCGTTAATAGCATCTATAAGGCTGGTCATCATCTGATCGCTGGATTCCTGTTTACGGCGCTGATCTCTCGAAACGCTGATTGAAGCGGCGTTTGCGAGATCAACATTGCCGTTGAAAGAAATCCTGTCAGCATCACCGAGCATAGAGTATAATCTATTTGCTCCATTTTGAATTTGTGACAAATCTAATACTGGAGTGATTGTCGGATCGTCAATAACGTCCGAATCAATCAGATCTCCAAGACGATAAAGAGCATCCTGAGAAGAGTTGATCATCTGTTTAACCAGATCGACCGATTTGCTGGTTACAAGATTCTCGTTATCCTCCATACCTTTAACATAACCCTCGTCAATACCCGCACCAAGTTTGGCAAATAGCCTTGAGGGTGAGTTAATGTCCAGGGCTTGTTTCGCAGCTTCGTAAGCATTTATTGCTACAGTAATAGCTGCTCTGATAACTCCGCTTTGACCGTTGTGTATACCTTCAGCCAGACCATCAGAAATATGGTTGCCAGCATCAACCCAGTCACCTCTAGTGCTTTCGGCACCATCAGCGCCATCTTTACCGACATCCTTGCCGGCATCAACAACAGCGTCTACACGACCGGTTATACCTTCGCCAAGTGCTACGGAAAGCGCGTTACCGCAATCTCTCCAACGACTTAACGTGTCGAATCCGCTAACAAAATCTTCAGCTTCTTTTACAACGCGTTCTACAGTTGAAACAAATGGACCTGATCTAAAACCATCAGCAAGGTTGTTTGCCATTTGTGCCCCAGATGTTGTGAATTTTAAAGCCGATTCGTTAAGTGCTCTATCTATTACATTTTGAAGTTCTGTAAGTTTTGTATCGAGGGTTGTTTTAAGACTACCAACTGTATTATTAAACAGGTTCGTAGCGTCCGCACCCATTTGAATAATATCGTCAATTCCCTGCTTAAGTTTTTCGATGACACTCAGAAAATCGAGGTTGATGTCATCAGGAAGACCCTGAACACCATAGAAGAACTCAGCAACGGCCGTTAAAATATTGGTCATTGTGGTTCTAAGGGAAAGTGTGTCTACCTGAGTTAATGACGCTTGTACTTCTAGATAATCTTTAAAGAAATCTTTAAGTGCTTTTGCGTAAGCAGTTAGCTCGGACGACAGTGTTCTAATATCCTTTCCGCCATTAACCTTTTCACAGGCATTTGCAATGTTAAGTATGATGCTGGTAATACGAACTGTAACAGCAACATCGGCATCTGTGATGCTTGCCTGTTTGATCTCGTTAATATAACCAACAACACCCTTGCCCAGAATAGGCAAACCATCGGCGAACTGATTTAGACCGCTACCTCCAGTAAAGAACTGAAGAAGACCACCAGATTTCGGAACGGTTGTTGACGCCATGACCCCAATCATATCCATGATTATTTGCGACTTCGTAGCTTTGGCCATGTCGATTTTAGACTCATTAAGTTTATCGATATACTTCTTGAATCCTTCGCCGAGTTTTTCCAAAGATGTTCCAAATTGATCTAGCGGTATCTTATTACCAAGAAGATCTCCTAGAAATCCACCGTTTTTCAATCCTGGCGCACCTTGCAACGTGGCAAGGAAATCGAGTATACGTTCTGTTTTATCTAACTGTTCATCTGTTATCTCTACGTCCTTAATCTCGTCAGTATAGCTTTTTACACCATCGGCCAAATCGCCGAGTTGTGATCCAAGTTCATCTAAACCTATAGACTCACCAAGAATCTTTTGCAAAAATCCTCCGGATTTAAGTGCTTCTCGACCGTATAGTTTAGCAAGAAAGTCTAATAAACGTTCGGATGTTTCTATCTGTTCATCTGTTATCTCGATGTCTTTGATTTTGTCTGTATATGCTTTTAAACCATCAGCCAAATCGCCGAGTTGTGATCCAAGTTCATCTAAACCTATAGACTCACCAAGAATCTTTTGAATAAACCCTCCGGACTTAATCTCGTCCATGCCATAGAGTTCGGCAAGTTTCTTAGCCACCTCTAAAATTTGATCTAGGGCTTCCGGATCAAGTTTTTTACTGGTTATCTTATCATTAAACAGGATAAGCGCGTCTGCAAGATTACCAAGTTGAGTTCCAAGAACGCCGAAGTCAGTTTTACCACCGCCAAGAATTTCTGAAATGCCATTGATAAATTCAGCTTTAGCGAACGCTCCAACAATGTCCACAAGACCCTTCAAAGACTCAAGACTGGATTCTTTACCATTAAGCTTATCCGCAGATGCTACAAGTGTATCGACCAGTTCGCCAATACGTTCAGCAAAGGTTTTGGTTTCTTCAATCTTCTCAGGTGCCTGTTGTGCTCCTTGATCGCCGGATGCAAACACATCGGTGATGCCTTTTATAAACGAGCCAATGGCCGTACCGATCGCATTAAGAACTTTTGCTCCTTCTTGTATGTCAGAAACTATAGTGCCATTTGTAAGTTTATTAAGCGAGCCCATAAGTCCAACGAGAGCAGCCGTAAACACACCGATGACAAATACAAACGCGTCAATGCTGGCTCCAGCCATGGCTGCATCAGCGGGTGTTATTTTAAGCTTTGATATAATGGCCATAATAGCACCAATACCAACGATGGCGATCGTGATGGCAGCAAACTGCTTCAACATGTTGGTGCCGTCAACACCCACGAGTAGTTTCGATGCAATCAGCGCCATAATAGCCGCCAAAGCAGCAACAACAATGCCCAATGCTATAATCTTTTTAACAGCCGCATTATTTGTATATTGTGACACCTCCATCAAAGTTGCCATTAACGAACCAATAGCAATCAAACAGACCATGGCCGCACCGAGATTCTCCATCGGAACGTTCGCAAGAGCAACTAAAGCCAATGCAAGTAGAGTAACCGCTAAAGAAATAGCCACGATACTAGCCCAAGACGATCCGCCGGTCTTTTTAGATATGGCCATCAACCCAGCCATAAACAACGACAACAGACCTATAGCAGCGATTGCTTTAAAAAGTTTTGAAGATTGTATATTACCAAGAATATAAATAGCATAAACAAGACCAGTTATAGCTGCTGTAATTAGTAATATAGCAACTCCGGCTCGTATTGCGAACTTTCCGGCAAGTTTCGATGCGAGGAATATTGCAGCAATTCCGGCCATAAGTAACAGTATAGCACCAATACCCTTAATCGCTGTTTCAGGGTTCATAGACCCCAGCAAGAATATAGGAACAACCAAAAGGTTTAATGAAAGGGCGATTAACAATATAGCTAAGCCGCCTTGAAGAGCTGTCTGTTTTACAGCTATCATAGCTAAGAATAAAACAGCTATACCAACCATGAGAAGCAGCATACCAGCGATGCCCTTGATGGCGGTTTCAGCGTCCATAGAGCCAATCAATTGAATAACGCCCACCATAAGATACATTGCGACGGCAACCATCAACAAACCAGCACCTGCAGCCGCGCCATTAGTTCCCATCAAACGACACAAAAGTGCAAAATATCCCAGCATTCCAGCTATGATAATAAGAGCACCAATGTTTTTCATTACTGCAGCCGTGTCAATTTTTGCAATGTCATCAAACAAACCAATTAATATTTTTAATGCCACTACGACTGCTAAAATGCCTATACCACTAATACCAGAAGCCGCTGAAGTAAACATCACCGCTCCGATAAGTGTTGCAAGGAGAATGCCGAGCTTCTCCACGAACTCAAGCCAGTTGTCGATTTTAAGATTAGCAACATCTTGCAGCACGTTAACTAAAAGTTTAAGCGCAAAAACAAAGGCTATGATGGTCAGCATGTTTTTAAATCCACCCATCGGTCCTATCTTTTTCTGAATAAGACCTAGAGCAGCTACAACACCGACCATGACACCCATTATCACCACAAGATCCCAGAACGCATCTTGTAATAGGTTCGCACGACCTTCAAACGCCAGAAGAAGTTCGGCCATGTCCATGAACGCGCTAACCATCAATTTTATCGCAATAGCAAACACCACGACACTAACTACGGTTCCGATTTCGATGCCATTCCCGAATTTAGACAAGGCGATTTCCATAGCGGCAAGCGCAAGTATTATAGCTCCGATAGCGATGCCAGATCTTATAAGGGTTGGTTGATCTAGTGCGGAAATCCTTAATAGAGCATCTGCTACAAGCCAAATAGATGCAGCCAAAATAAGAACGGCTTTTGCAATTGTCTTAAATTTAGCGGTCCACGTTTTAGCAACGGTAAAGTTACTAAGTATATCGTTTACATTACCAAAGAACGTTTTAACGGTACCCATTAGAGCTGTAGCAGCATCAACCAGCCCCTTACCGGTTCTAATAGCTCTTGCTATGTTTGCTAATGCGTTGAAAGCAATAAACATTATGCCGATTTCGCCGACGAGAGCAGCTACACCGGTCCAGTCTATTTCACTAAGGTTTGCGGCGATACCGTCGATAAAATCACTGAAAGCAGATCCGAATTCACTGAATGTCGGCAGCGTTCCGTCGCTAAAGTCTTTAGTAAGATCGCTAAGACCTTTAAAACTATCTCCGATAGTTCCGACAGCTTTTTCAAATCCGTCAAAGACCGTTTGCTTATCTACAAAGTTTTTAATAGCGTCGCCAATAGTTCCAAGCGCTTCGCTTAGTTTGGGCAGTTTTAACTTACCATTGAAAAGATCGTCGATCAGTTTTACAAATTTCTCGAATCCTGGAATAAGAAAATCCTTACCGAGAGTGTCGATCAGACTATCGACTTTTTTCTTAAAGTCTTCGAGAGAATTAACACCGAATTTACCGCCAATTTTCTTACCAAAATCCACAGCAGCTTCAGACACGCGATTAAACGCTTTGCTCATAAGCTCTGTGAGTTTTCTAGCAGTCTCATGCTCCTTCATGTAATCAGACATGTATTTACGAGCTTTGGAAAGCTTCGTTCCGAAATAGTCGATTATCTCATTAAGAGCATTAAACGCTTTTGCTAGTTGTCTAAATACAAAACCTAAAGCGTCAAATATCTTCGCAAAAGCTTTTGATGTAACAATAGCTTTGGTAACGGAAATAACAAAAGAAGCAAACCCTAAAACGATCTTACCTACGATTTGTAGTACGGAGTTTGCTATATCTAAAAACGACGGCATGTTCTCAAGAACAAATTTGACAACTAGCGCTGTTAGAGTTTTCACAGTAACGAAGAAATCTTTACCAGATTTATTTATTCTTTTTAGTGTTTTATCACTAACTTTCAGTTTACCAGCGAACTTATCCATCGATTTGATGAAATCAAGTACGCTTTTTCTAGTAACTGTGACTGTAGACTTAGCATCACCAAAAGCGCTAGTAAAAGCAGTGACCATTTTAACCGCAGAACCGAAGGCATTTTGAATTCCTTTGCCAACTGAAACAAGAATAGAAGTAAGAAAGTTTGTGTTTTGCACAACGTCGCTTACATTCTCTTCTATCTTTTCGGCGGCCTTTGCCGCTTCTTCTGCTTCTTTTTTAGATCTCTCAGTATAGCCGAGAGATTCCTCAGCGGCAGCCATTATCTCGTCTGACAGATTCCATTTGCCATTACCAAGCTCGTGAACTTTATTGACGTAGTCCTGAACCTGCTGTGGGTCAAAGCCGGCCTTTTTAAGAGCGTCTTCTCTGGCGCCAGGGATGCCGTTTCCATAGTCACCCCTAACAACGGCTCTTACCACATCACGAAGTTTTTCAATACTCTCTGTCGTTTCTTTAACAGCTTTTCCGACTTTCTCCGTTTTCTTGGTTACTTTGTCTAGTCCGCTTGATGTCTTGCTGCCACCGGCGTCGTTCTTTCCGAAAATATTCATTGGAAAGTTTTCGGTTGCTTTCTTTGCCTTTTCGGTAAACGCGACAAATTTGTCAGTAAGATCACCCAATTTCTTAGCCGTGAGTGGAGGAAAAAGAATAGCGATTGCATCCCCGACGGGTTTAATTACGTTACGGAGAACCTGAAACGCGTTGGAAAGTCCTTGAATAAGTTTCTTCCGTCCCTGGATGTCTCCGCCCTTCCATGCTTTAAGAAGTTCATTTCGTGCATCCGATGTTCTATCGATAAAACCACCAACAACATTGTTGATCTCAGTCCACAGTTTCTTTGCTTCGTTAAAGTCACCAAATAGGATTTCCCATGTCTGGGCCCAACCAGAACCTACGGCTTCCTGAAGAGTGTCAATCAACATACTAAATGTTTTTACTTCAGTCGCTGAATCAGCAGCCTTAATACCAAGCTCTTCGAACTGCTTGATTTGTTCGTCAGTGAACTTAAGACCACGAAGTTTTGCTTCGTAGTTGTTCTTTTCTTCATTGGTTAATTCACGAATATCTGTGGAATATAATTCCAAAGCGGTTGTAAGTACATCGGTTGTCATCCACTGATGCGCCAGAGACTCATTAAAACCCTTTGTTGTCGTAAATACCTCGGACACTTTACCTTGGAGGTTTTTGGTGGTTGATCTGTACCCATCACCTTCTTTTGTAACTTTACCAAGGGCCAAAGCTGTTTGCAGTAGCGTGTCTTTAAACTCAACTGTTGACATGTTGGCGTTTTCAATCGATTTCCAGTCAATCAGTTTAACTGCACCAGAACTTAACGCCTGCGAAAAGTTATACATTGCACGAGAAGCTTCAGCAGCGTTTGCTCCTGATACAGCTGCAACGTTCGAAACACCTTTAATAGCCGAGACAGCGTCTTTTAGTTTAACGCCGGCATTAGTGAATTTACCGATGTTGGCCGTCATGTCTTTAAAACTGTAAATAGTCTTGTCAGAATATGTATTCAGTTCATCCAAGTACTTGTTTACAGTCGAAAGTTTCTCACCGGTACTTGCCACAATCGTCTGAACAGAGCCCATTTTGAGTTCATACTCCTGGAAGCCCTGTGAGATCGGAGCGATCGTGAGAGAGTTCAGCATATGCTTGCCGGTGTTGATCGCCTGGTTAGCAATGTTAACCAAAGCAGTAACGCCGACAATTTCTAATGCTGAAAACTTAGAATGAACTTCGGTAACGGCATTAGCAACACCGGACATGTCAAATTTACGAGCAGATGCGTTTAGATCATCGAAGCCGTTTTTACCTCTTCCGAAGTTCAAAGCCTGTTTGAGCTTGTCAAGAGTGCCCATAGACACCTTAACGTTCTGCTCAAACTGCTGATTGTTAAATTGCATTTCAACAATGCGTTCGTCGATAGTTCTACTCACTTAGAAATCTCCTTCCACACATCATTTAAAATGCCGTCAAACACCGGCCTTAAAGCTGGATTGATGTAGTCGCGACCCTCAACCCAGCCGCCAGTGCCTGTGCCGTGACCATATTGCAGAATAAGTGCAATAGGAACACCATCATTAATGTTATAGTTCCAAAACTCAAGACTAGCTCCAGTATCGGTATGCTTGATCTTATACTCCCACGATTGAGCAGTTCTTCCTGTGTCAACCGGAGTAGCAGCCGCAAGTGCCTCGACGCCTATACGACCGTATTTGTCCAAAATACCGAGGTTGACCGCCTCAAGACAGCGATTAAAGAATCCTGTGAGTTTCGAAAAATCCCCGGTCGACGTTAGTGTAACCATAATTAGCCTCTTGTTCCGTATTTCTTACGTCTTGCCGCGTTTAAAGCTCTTCTTTGTGCCGCCAGATCGCCAGTCTTTGGTTTCTTACCATAAGTTTCACTGTTCTTTTCTGCAGCAACTCTGAGAAGCATTAAAAGCTTATTTAAATGCCACTTCTGATACGATTCTGGAACGTTATAAACAGTCATCCAGTAATATATGATCTCGGCGGTCGTAACTTGCTTAGGCCCGCCTCGCTTATTACCGTCGTTAATCCAAGTAGCTGTCGCAGGATCTGAAATATATTCACTAATCTCTTTGACATTCTGCTCGGTAAGATAGTTGTATATAGCAGGATTGACGTTCGGTGTTAAAGTCATACAGCGAATGTAGTCAATGTTCTGCTCATACGTCTTTTCTTTCTTAGCATCGTGGAACGGTATATGCCATTTTGACTCCCATTTTGAAACCGCTTCCAAAGAGTGTTCTAACTCCAACTCACCGCCTTTGACTGTAATAAAACGCTCAGAAATGGGGTCCCACAATTCTTGATCAGGGATTCGTAGGTGTAACAAAGGTCACCACGTTCCCAGCAGCTTTAGCCTTTTCGAGTTCAGCATCAACATCGATCGCATCGACTTTCTTTTTAACAGACGCAACAATGCCGTTGATAAACTCGCCGAATTCATCAGGGTGTTCCACGAATTCCCAAATGAGCTCAGAATACGCGTCAGTCTGCATAAACTTCTCAAGATGCTTCGGATCTTTGTCAAATCCGCCGTCAGGAGTCTTGACACCATAAGAATCACGGATAAACTTCTCGATAATCTTAACGACTTCTCGTGTGTTCTGCTCAGCGATCAGATGTTTAACCCGATCGGTCCACCCCTCATCTCCCTCAAGCTCAAGACTGAACAAATCCGCTCTTGACATATTGAACCAATACGTGCCGGTCTTCTCTACGCCGTTATAATCGACGTATTTGATTGTTTTACTGACCATACTGTCTCCTTTCAAAAAAGTAAAATAAAAGGCCACTCAGAATTTGCTCCGGGTGGCCTAAAATACTACCTATTATACACTGCTGTATAAATTGCATTACCGTTATCATCAACTATAGAGTTGTCGTCATCATCTAACAGTTTGTAAGACTTATTAACGATCGAGGTAATTTCAGCGAGATTGATTATTTTTGCGTCTGCGGTCTCACTACCGTACAACAAATTTTCAATCTCAACTAACGCATTCCACAAACCGTTTTTATCAAACCATCTAGAATCAAGAACGATCATCGACGTCATTCGTTCTTCCCCAACATCTATAGCAACAGCCGTTGCATTCCAACTAAAAGATTTTTGCTCGGGGCTATCGTTAATTGTTGAATTGCTGTCTTCGGACGGTGACACTTGCAAAAACGGTGCAATATGAATCTTATAACCCGCATTATCGGTTACATCATTAGATAACTTTGTTCTCCAGCAGAGACCAAAAGGTATGAAGTTCTGTTGTCCAATATATGCACCAGGAATTATCGCGTTACGTCCTATGCATTTATTAAACAACTCGGGATAAGTAAAGGCCTCTATTGTAACCGAATCTTCTTCTGGGCTTAAAACTACGCCATACACAGTATTATCCGCATATATCTTTGACGGTTCCGCACCAGAAGGAGATTCGTTAATAGCGGTGATACCACCCCAAGCTGCAGCAGACCTCAAGACATACAGAACAACTCTATCAACACCGGTTTCAAAGAAACGTTCGCCGGTTTTATCCCATTGAAGTCTACTCATTTTGATTTCCTCTTAAACAATCAAGATGCTGTAAGAATGGTCTTCAGTTGGTCAAAAGTGGGAAGGGAAGAATCGGTTCCCTGCTGCTGACCTTCGCCTGCGGTACCATACAGAAGATTCTCGATCTGCGTGAGCTTCGCCTCTGGAATCTTTGTGGAATCCAGAACCATAGAAGCTGTAGGCTGGAAACCAGTTGCTGCTACAGGAAGTGTAGTAACAGACCACGAGAAGGTCTTCTGCTCAGGGCTGTCATTGATTGTGGAGTTGCTATCCTCAGAAGAACCAGCAACACAATCCCAGAAGATGTGGATCTTATAGCCATGCTCAGTTCCGGCTGTGTCGTTACCGATCATAGTGCGATATGCCAGACCGAAATGCTTATGAGCCTGCTGCTTAATAACAGCACCTTCGCCAACTTCTGCTTCGCCGATACACTCGGCATACTCGTCGGGGTAAGTGAACGCCTCGATCGTGAGCGCGTCCTCTTCAGGACTCATCACAACGCCGTATACGATATTGTCAGCATAAATCTTAGTGGGCTCTGCTCCGGAGGGAGACTCGTTGATCGCAGTAATACCGCTCCAAGCCACACCCTTTCCGTAGCCACCCTGTGCTGTCATAGGGAAGAGAACAGTACGATCTACACCTGTCTCCCACAGTTTCTCGCCAACCTGGTCCCATACAAGTTTAGGTTTAGTATTAGCCATAGTTTTCTCCTTATACATATAGTGTATAAACATCGTGGTTCAAATTATCTGCAACATAATGGCGATCGTGCACGATGTGTGGTATTTGTGAAACCCGTTCAACAATTTCGCTGTCTGGATCTCGATCAATCACTGTTATCAAATACCCAACATCTTGCTTATACGTAATATTGTCAGCAGATGTGTTATTAATCTTATCTCGGCTATACTTGATCGCCGGATACTTCATCTTTACAGATTCCGGAGGTTGAAAATATACGTTACGAGAGCCAAGCGTTTGGCAGAGAAGCTCGTGCAGTTCAAGACGGTCATTCGCCATCTTCCCCATTGTACACACCTCCTAAAGTAATATTCAGCCGCGGAAACTGCGGTTCTACACTGGTTGCTTTCCATTTAGCGCCCATGTATTCCGCATACTTAAGCTGATGGAAGTTCTGATACGCAAAGGGGTCGGCCACGATGCTGAGGGTCATATTAATGTTCAGATCGTCGACCACCTTTCCACCGTTTTCTAAACGGCGAGTGTTGCGCACGATGTCCCCATAGTATTCCTTCTCGACTATCTGCGGTTCGTAGACACCCGGTCTGGTTTCCTCAGTTACACCGTAGCCGATTTTTCCAAAATATTTGCTCATTTTGAAATTCCCTTTGTTTTACACTTATGATCCAGTGCTGTCCTGAATAAAACTGCTCATGTCTTTAACAGCCCACTTACCGTTAATAACGCCAAGGACCTTTCCGTTATCGGCACTGGTAACTTCAGGAAGCTCGATCACGTTGATGACGATCTGTCCCTCTTCGCTAGCAGTCTGAAAAGCGTCTGAGATCTGAAACAGCAATCCTTTCTCTGTTTTCTCATGAGTGGTCTGACCAAACGCGGAAAGAATTGCTTTTAAAGCATCTCTCTTTGTTGTATTCATCAAATACTCTCCGATCAGCCAGTAGTAGTACCAGTAGTACCGGACGTAACGGGCTCCTCAATTGCGATCGCAGAGTAAACCCTGGTCAGAGCACCAGAGCAGCGAGTCTCCAGCAGGCTCTTCTGCATATTGAAGTCAATGTCAAACTGAGTGAAGTGAGTGATCTCACCACCCTTAGTAGCACCCAGGCTGTAGTCTGCCAGGTTGACGATCAGACCAAGAAGCTTGTGCTGCTTGGAAGCCGTATCTGTACGAGTACGATCTGCAAACTGCTCAGCAGTAACAATAGAGCTGACATTCAGAGCGGATGCAAGCTCAGCCTTGGAGCCGAAGATACGACGGCCGTTGCGATCACGGGACAGAAGCATAACATTCAGCATATGAGGAGTCATGTAGAAATCAGGAGTGCCGGAGCCTTTGAATTTCTCACGAGCGTACAGGCACTGCTCGATCAGACCTTCTGCATAGACGTAGTTGTCGCCGAAGAAGGAGCCGGTCTCAACACCCTGCAGGCGAGTACGAGCATCGGCGACATCGAAGTCGTAGTGCATTGTGTACAGATCATCATCTGTCCAGACCGGCCTGATATGCTCAGGGAAGATCTTGTCAGCGTCGTTATCCTGGCGGAAGTCACCAAGCATGATAGCCATGGCAAGCTCTTCATTCAGCTGCATCTTATCGATGTTGTACAGATACTGTACATAATCGAAATCGGTGATGTCGATGATGTCATCTCTGTGGAGCTGAGATTTCACATAAATAGACTGAGGATCTGTGGTCCTGCGAACCAGCTTGAAGTTTCCGGTGAGCTGTTTCTCTTTACCCTTCTGGTAACCTCTTGCACGGAGGTCGTTATGAGCTCCTTCGATGTTCCTGATGTCAACGTATCTGGTTCTGATCCTGGAGATAGGGCTCTTATGAACTTTATTGAGTACGGTACTGATCCATCCCTGATCGTTTGTCAGAAGCTCCGGCGCTGCAGGACCAAGATCCTTGTACTCAGGGAACAGCCAGGAAACGTTACCGTTCTGACTGGGATCCTGAACAAAACCGCTACTAACAGCGTCGTGCATAAGCTCAATGCCGTTGTCTCCGGCAAATGTAGCAAGAGCGGTCTGGAATGTCATGCCGGGCTCTTTTGCCATGTGCAGAATCTGTTTCTGATCGCTGATAGTAAGGACCTCAGAGCCACGGCCTGCTGCATAATCGTCGAATGCGTTGTGCTTCACTTCTTTTTCCTCCTCGGAATCGTCATCGTCGTCACCTTCTTTATCAGCAATCGCAGCGCCGATCAGAGCGTAAACGACTTTTTTCTGTTTCTCACTGAGAGTGTCAAATACATCTTTTACGGTCTCTTCACTCTCGGGTTTCTTGGTCTCTTCTGTTGTTGCCACTTCTTTCTTCTCCTCCGTTTTGTCTGAGGCGTGAGCAATTTCCTCGTCCTCTTCGATAAGCGAATAACCAGTAAAGATTTCCGCCTCGGTAACGACTTCCTCTTCGCCCGCTCCATGAGTAATCGTTGTGGGCATAATTAAAGCGCCAGGGTTCGCACCGGAGAGAACAACGCTAACTTCGCGTATTACTCCATGAACAACCTCAGCGCCTTTATGAACAAGATTGTTGGCGTTGATTGACAGTGCAACAACGTCTCCATTTTTAACGAGCTCTCTTGTGGTAGCTCCTTTATCCGAATTGTTCAGATAACAATCTGCGATAACACCCTGCGGAGCGTTATGCAGAATCGCGTGACCAATGACATAGTCGGGATCGTCGTGACGATGCTGCCACACCATCGTAACTGTCTGACCGTCCTGATCTTTGAACGCATCTTTTCCAATTGTGCGTCCGTCAGAACACCTCAGACCGTTACGAGTAGCCCAACCTCTAAAGTCAGGTTTCCTCATTTTGAATTTCTCCCTCCGCGTTAGCTGGTTGATCCGAATCACTAACTGCTTTCTTTGCGTCGACCATCTTATCGATGTTCGGGTTCGACAATGTATCTGCTCCTTCTTCACTAGACGGTTTCAATCCAAGAAGCTGACGACCTTCATTCGCGGTAAGAACACGAGCGCTAATCAACGTGCTAGAAATTTCTGCGATCTGAGGTACAGTTACCAGGTTGAAAGCATTCGGGAAGAAGTGAACGGTCTCGCCTCTTGTACGAGCGTTCTTACTTAGAAACTTTCTAGCCATTTCTTTAGTAAGAGCAGCTAGTATAGGTTCGACGATTCTATTGCGATAGTTGATCATCTCAGCATCATTCGCCGAACCGTCAAGAACGCCCTGCGTAATACCGAGTTGTGCAAGGAGCAGTTTTGTTAAATACTCGACTTCCGTCTGAAGATTGTTCTCGATAGGACGATTAAGTTGAGTGATTCTTTCGGTGCCGTCAGTGTATGCAATGCCGTATTTCGAATTAATCAACTGTTCTTCGATAGCGGTTCGTCTGTTCTCGGCTTGTGTCTTTCGACGTTCAGTATTGATGATGTGTGGAAATGAAATGATCAGATCTAGTTTTCCAGAGCTGTTCTTTTCGTCAAACAAATCAAGGAGAGTGAGCTTTCGTATCAACCGCTGCATGATTGAATTGGGTTCGTTCATAACCTCGAAGAATGGGTTTTCAACGAGTCCAACCATCTTCTTTGGTAGAACGATCTCTTCCTGCTTACCACTTCGCTCGTTATACACCTGAACTCGAACGTATAGAGGATACCATTGAAGAACCTTTCCGGTTCGTATGCTGAGAATATCGTACGAATCGCTTTGGATCGGGTCTCCCTCTGTATCGATAGGTACAAGTGCGACAGTACCTTCATCAAGCATTGAATAAACGGCATCCTGTACAAACGCTCGACCGGTTTGATCGACATTGGCTTCAACACCGAGACAATCGTTTAATGTGGACTTCTTAATTTCTTTTAGACGATCTTCTTCATCAAGAACAACGTGTTTAATGTCAACCGCTGCACTATCTACTGAGAATCGGGTTAAAACAGCCGGAACAATAGATTTATCCCTACCGAACGAATACGGCTTAAACTGTCGATATGAGTAAGATGCTCCATAATCAACTCGTGGGGTTGGATCTTTGTTGAAGAAAGCGTTCCAAGCTGATCTAGCCCGAAAACCTAGGTTTGAAAATATTGCCATTTTGAATTATTCCTCACGATCTGAGTGTATGAATTGTAGCAGCGATTGTAGCAGCAGTAGCACCAAGCGCAAGCACCGTTCCGGCAGTCTCAAGAAAGTCATCCAGCTTAGCGCGACCACGATTATAGTCAGCTTCTTTGATCTCACGATAACGCTGTTCAAGTCTCATACGTTCTGTTCGCTCGTCAACGTACTTTTTAAGTTCGTCGTTTGACATATTGCTGATGTCTTCAGCTGCTGCTTTAGCTTTGGCCGTACGAGTACGATTTCTCTCTCTGAACTTGCCTATGTCGTTCAAAAGTCTGGAAGAATCATTTAAAGCCTTTGATTTATTGGACCAATCTTTTGAGATTTCGTTCTCAATCTGATGAATCGCTTTATTCTGATCATTCTCGGCAATGCGTCCAAATCGATCAAGCTGAATAGTATCCTTCTTCTTGTCTTTCTTTCCTCCACCACCGTTGCCAGAATCATTGTCGTTATCGTTATCGTCAGAGTCTTCCTCGCGCATTTTCTTAGCGTCTTCTTCAGTAGAAGGAAGATATGTCTTCTTGGGATCGGCTTTCTCTGCTTTCTGCTTATCTTTCTTTTTGTTCTTTTTCCCCTTCTTTTTGCCGCCTTGAGAATCGGCGTCTGGATCATACTCGGCAAAATTCAATCTGCGTCTAGCTTTGTCTGTAGGTCTACCAGAACTATCTACATATGATCTCGCTCCGGATGAGCTGCTTGCGAATCGTCCCATTCGGTCGTGAAAAGGGTTAAAATGATACAATTCATACAAATCGTCGAAATGTTTTTGTTGACTCGGAGTTATACGACTCATTCGAACTCCTCCACATTTAGTTTGTATGCTACATACGCGTCCATCATCGCAGCGACCGCATCGATCTTTAGCTCATGACGACGTTTGTATAGTTTTCTATTTCCATTAGTATCTTCAAGTGCGATACAGTTTCCCATCGCGAACTCCATCAACTCTTCGTCAAACAGTAGGAGTCTTTCTTCTGCAAGTTTCTTCAACTCACCAAGCGGAACAGATTCTGTTCTAGCACCCTGAATTACTTTTTCAACACCCATAGGCCCGTTCTCACCGACCCATCGTGTAACAAAATCTTTAGCGTTGTATGGATCATACCCAAAACACCTAACGTCATATTGACAGTTATCGATGTGTTTAATCAGATCCTCGTATACAATAATCATGTCAAGAACAACACCTGGCATAACGATTAAACTGCCCTCTGCAATAAAGTTCTCGTACTTAGCATGCATAGCAGCAGGAAGTTTGGCCATTGTTGTTTCTGTAATGTAGTCTCTAGTCTTGACTCCAAAAGCCCCATTTTGAATTGGGAACAAAAACGTAAAAGCACAGAAGTCATCGCCAAGTGACAAGTCGGCGCCTAACGCACACGGCATCTGCCAAAACTCTCTTTGTCTGTGTCTGAGGGTCTCTTCATAAGTAAAGAAATATGTGTGACCTTCCATAGGGATGCCAAATCTCTTAGCAAGAATGTCGTTACGTTTGGATGGAACATTCTCTGCTGTTTCTTTGTCGATCTGATAAGTTTCATACGACACAGTAACGCCGAGATTTGGATTGGCTTTGATCCACATATTGGGATCATCTATTTCCTCGATTGAATCGAGCTTGTACCACCAGATAGAGACGTGAGGGTTCTTGTAATCACCACGAAGAATGTCCATTAGCTCCATCTTCATCGTGTCACCGATGCCGTTTCGTGTCGTTCCCTCTGAACTAGCAGCGATGATGACATAGTCAGGAGCTAAACCTTTTGCGCCGCCCTGCTCAATTGCAGTAACTGGATCTTCGGGCAAATCACCAGAAAGCCACTCGTCAAGAGTTGCGTACTTTACTCGGAGACCCTGCAGTTTATTAATTTTAAGTGGTCTAATCTCGAGATAGGAGTTGGTGATGAAACTCTCGATTCCTTTCTTAGTGCTGGCTAACTGCTGTCTAGCAGAACGATTGCCAGTGGTGTTCTGGATCGAGCCCATTGTAAGGAATTTAAAGAGAGGTCCTTTGGATCTGGTAATAGCCGTAGCAAAAGGTTGCGTGACTTCTTCCGACTGCTTCATTGTCGGGGATGTGGTGATCTGATGTGTAGTAGATGTATCTATAATAAGCCCGTATGCGTGCACACACGTTAGATAAAGAGACTTTGCTGCGCTTCGTCCGACTATTAAATACTGTTTATTAACGAGTCGTTTCTTAACTCGCTTTATAGCATAGTGTCCTCCGTGATTGTTTTTATCAGGAATATAGACACTTTTCTCGACGAAGTAATACCAGCAGAATATGTCTTCTGCCCAGAGTTTAAACGCATCTGTTAATACGAGATCTCCTCCGTCTGTCAGCGTAAGTTCTCCTTCACAGAACGCTATGAAACCTTCTAGAATTTCATCGTCATAGTACATTGTCGGATCGGCAATCAAATCGTCAATCCTGTTCATTTGTAGAGAGATCGTTTCACAAACCGGAATCTCTCCTCTGATTACGGCATCTCGGAACATGCCGTAGTACTTCGGTACAGCAGTGTTTGAGAGTGCCATTTTGAATTAGTCCGTTCCTTCCTCAGTTACCAGTAAAATCTCTATACAATCGACGTGCTCTTTTAAGATATGCACCAGCAATTTCTGCCTTTTCGCTCGCGTCTACATAACGGTTCATCATCTGTTTAGTGTCCATTTTTACTTTGTCCCCGCGAGCTCGATACTGCGTACCCTTTCTATACACCCTAGCCGCTTCTCTTTCTCGAGCACTGATCACGGCTGAAGTGTTATTTTTATCGGAAAACCAAGACGCAACGTCACGAACCGTGTCTTCTCCTACGTTAGCTAACCTATCAATCTTCGCAGAATCTATCTTGTATCCGCTCTTTTTAGCATCAGATAAAATCGCTTTTGTTTTTGCTTCGCCCGCTGCGACCTTACGATTTAAACTTTCTAGTTGTTTATGCGTACTGTCATAATTTATTTGTTTAACTTTTGTGTCGTACTTATAGGCCAAACGAGACAAAAGATCGCCGTTTTTCTCAGCATCACGTAGATTCTTTTTTGCAGCATCAAGCTCCTTCTTGGCAGCCGAATCGTGTTTCGTTTGTTGTTCTTGTTTGTAACGATTCTCTACAAGTTTCGCGTCTATCTTATTGAGTTTTTTTGCAATCTTTCTGGCACCACGGTTGCTATCACGAATTGGTTTTCCATCATAACGACCTTCGCCAGCTGGTTTTAAAGAACCGTCCTTATTCTGATAACGCCGTACGCCCCATCGCATACCCAGCGTTCCGTGGTGATATAATTCGTAATTCACAATCTATTCCTCTTTTTAGCTATTTTCTTAGCCCGACGTGTGGCTCTTCTGTCTTTTTGCAGCGTGAAAACTAAATCGTCATTTTGTTCCATTTTTGATTCGTCAAGCGTAAAACCATATTTTTTAGCTAAAGAAATAGACTTTGTGTTATTGGCAAAAACACGCCACTCTAAGGTAGATAGTTCGGGATTATTGTTAAACCATTCGATTCCTTTTTTTACAGCTTTTGAACTAAGCCCCTTGTTTCTATAACGCGAATCAGTTCCTATGACAACATTAGCAGAAGTATCAAACGGGTTATCCGAAGCCCTCATATATAGAAATGATACTGGCGTCTTTTTATACTTGCTAATGTGCGAATAAACAACGCTAGATCGATCCCATTCGTCTTGAATAAGCTTATCTCCGTTACCCGCTAACATGTTTTTATCTCGCTTATTCATTGATGAATACAGCTGATTAATTTTCTTAGCATCGGCTTTTGATAAATATTGGCGATGTGTCTCTTGTCTTTTTCTTCCAGCAACCGTTAAGGAACCATACTTATTCTGATAACGACGTACACCCCACCGCATTCCAAGGATGCCGTGATGATAGAGTTCACCGTTGTAAACAATATAATCGCTCATGATTTATCCTTTATACGCAACTCTATATTTTTTCTTGCGTCCTTCTCCGGTGGTTGTAACGTTATATGCACCATTATTAAGTTCAGAAACAGTTCGATCTATGTCCGCATAGGTGCCGTATGCGCGATTATTTACTCTAACAAACTCGTCATGAGATCTTTGGGCTTTCTCTTTCTGAGCGGCTAGGTTTTTCTCCGCTTTAGCGATTTTTCTAGCGTTTCCTTCTTCTCGAACTTGGTTCATGCCCTCGCGCATAATTTGATAAAAATTGCTATCGTTATTCGCTTTATTCCACGCATTCGTAACGTCGAATGCCTGTTTGGTAAACTCTTTTTGGCGTTCGTTAAGATATGCTTGACGATCTTTCGCATGTTCTCTGCGATACGCGTCAACCTGGGACGGGGTCATTGATGAAAACGACTCTGAAAACTTTTTACCGACATCAAGCTGAGCTTGATCCAAATCCATAATTTTCTTGTTATACTTGACAATTCGTTTTTGCAGTTTTGTCGACTTAGCGTCTAATTTTGACATCTGCACGTCATACTTCGTTTTAGCTTTTGACGCCTTTGCTATTGACTGATCAAGTTTATACGCCTTATTTAGTGTTCGTTTTCCCAAAAACCCAACGTCTTTTCCGCGTAGTATTTTACTTTGTAGTTTGCTGACTTTAGGTTCTAGTCTATTCCGTCTTTCTTTAAGTACAGCTGCTTTTTCCTCGTCTTTAGCATGTCCTACAGTTTTATATTGAGCTGTGATCTTTGCTTTTTTGTTCTCTATACCAACAAGTTTTGCGGCTGTTGATACTCGTTTTTCGGATAAACTCGCATATCGCTTACGACCAGCACTATTCAATGTGCCGTCACGATTTTGATACCTTCTAACGCCCCATTTCATTCCGAGGACGCCGAAATGATTAAGTTCAGAAGCATACACAATCATTAACGACCTCCTCTATACGAGTTGTAGTATTGTGCTCCCATCTGGGCAGCTTGAACATATCGTGGATCAAGTCCGCCTTCTAGATTTTGAACAGAGTTGCTAATAGCCGCTGAAGTAGCACTACCAAGGGCTCCGCCAGCCGCTCCCGAGTTCGCAATAAACTGCTGAGCTGCAGCATTTGCACCTTGACCTAATGTTGCTCCAAGATCACCAGAACTTCTTGCAAATTCTCTTGCTGCGTTGCCAGCAGCCTTACCGGCAGACTGGCCGAGAGAGTTTCCGATGTTGTTAAGCTGATTAGTGTCAATGTTGTTAAGTACGGCGTTAACAGAAGAGGCCATAACATAACCGCGAGCTCCAACATAACCCTGAACACCAAGATCAACCCAGTTCTTTCCTTCCTGGAAAGCTTTGGTTTGAGACGCCTCGTACATCTTCTGCTGGACCATAGGAGCGGTAATTGTTCCGCTTGCAACAGCCGCCGCAACACCGCCACCAACAGCAACACCAGCAGCACCAAGTCCAACAGCTCCAGCAGTCTTAGCGACCTTTTTGAGATCTTCTCTATCGGCTGCCTCGTCGGCTTTGATCTGTTCCCAGGTCATTCCTTCGATGTATTTGCTTGTGCCTTTTCTGGTTGCTTCCGCGTCGGCTTTACGCTGTTTCAAATATGCAACTCTATCAGTCTCGCCTCGCTTTTCTGCTCTGGCGATCTTTCGATCGTACCGACGCTGTTCACGATCGTAGAGTTTGTTAAGACGACGCTGCTCACGTTTGACATATGCTTCGCGATGATCTTTGCCGCGCTCAGTTAGACTACCGTCAATATTCTGATAGCGCCGTACACCCCATCGCATGCCCAGTACACCGTAGTGATTCAGCTCGTCATTTGAATATCTGTCATACATAATTTTTCCTCACAAACAAAATAGAAGAAGTTGTTAAACACACGTTTAATTCTTCTTCTCTCATAAAAGGGGATGTTTTTTGCGCGTGGCTAATAAGAATACTTGGCTGTTTTACCAGACTTACGTAATTTGCTACGTTTGGGATTCAACACTATTAACGGATAGTAATAACCCCGAATATAGTCTTCGGCGTCTACAACGGCATCGTAACCTCGTTTCTCATAGTGCTTTGAAAGATCGCTGAACTTAGTTTCATCTTTAAACACATCGTTTAAAAATTTTGCAACTTCGTTTTGCTTCTTTTGAACATAGCTGTATGTTTGGTAATCCGGTGATGTTTTATCCTGAGTTCCCTTATGCGTTTTATCGACCTGCTCCATAACTCTACTTTTTAGTAAAAACCCAAGATCTTCCTTGACTTTTTTATCGCCATATTGTTTTACAGCGTATTTAGCTACATTCACTCCTCGAGCTATTTTAAGGTCTTTGTCTGACGCGTATTTTAAACCGTAATAAGTTTTGTCTTTAAAGCCTAAACCGCCATATTTAGCATCATCCCTATATGTTCCAATATCGCTTTTATTAACAGATACATATTTTCTTCTAGTGTCAATCGTTTCATTTGGATTGGAGCTATAACGAGTCATCGAACTTCCAGACTTTAACTTATCTGAGAAAACGCCACTTCTTACACCTGCTTGTCTTTGACGAACTCTTCCGTCTTTTATAAACTGTTTATCCGGACCCTCCACGTGTCTATACAATTGTTTTGCTCGACGTTTCAAACCAGCTTCTGTCAATGTTCCGTCAGGGTTCTGATAACGTCTTATACCCCATTTCTGACCGAGAATGCCGTAGTGGTAAAGTTCATAGGTCATGACGTTCCTCCTAGATCTTTAACATATACTACTGACATATCATCGTACTGAGCTCGCTTTAGGTACTCAAATCCGATAGATTTAGCCATATCGATACTCTTATTGTTGTTAATGTTTGCGCCCCAATAAACGCGTTTTACTCCTGAAGACTCAAGCCATTTCATTCCATCTTCGACAGCTTTGTGACCGTATCCTTTACCCTGATAATCTTTCCTTGTCATTACTGACACAGCCGCTTCGCCGTTGTTTTGTTTCCACGCTGTCATAACAGACACTGGTTTTTTCTTGTCATAAGCGACAAACGACTTGTATGCATAGTTGGTATGCTCATCAACATCGGTAAAATGTCTGGGAGGCTTTTTCTCATCCGTTACATAAACTTTCTGTTGCTTATCCAAATGACGATAAATAGAATTGATTTGACGAACTTGTCTACGTTGTCCGGCACGAGTAAGAGTTCCATCAGGGTTCTGGTATCGTCGTACTCCCCAACGCATACCTTTAACGCCAAAGTGGTAAAGTTCGTAAGTCATGATGTCTTCTCCGGATCAACTTCAACATTAAGTCTGAACTCAAGCTCTTTGATAAGATTTTCTGTAGACTGAGTGACTGTTCCTGATTGAGGAGGATCAAACATCATCTTCACACGCAGATACATGTACGTCTTGACGGCTTCGAGTTGTTTCTGTGAGGATAGAAAGTCGCTCCAAACAGCACTGTCGTCAGTAATAGAAAAACCGTTGTCTGGCCCAACACCAAGTTGCATAAGAATCATGAACACCGTGTTGATGTGCATGATTATGTCATCGTCGAAATGTGCATACTCCTCCGTAATACCTAATAACTTCTTAATAGAAGTAAGAATACTTTCCTGCATTTTAGTTACCTCAGATCTTCCACGGTGATGTGTCATTCGGACTACGAGGAATATAGTCTTGTAATAACTGTCTTTCATCGCCATAGTGAATGGCGTTGTGCGTTGCGTGGCTCACACAGATTAAGTATTCTGGATTCATCATGTAGTCTGGATCGTCTTTGAGAATGTTGTCAACGTTTAACGGGTTCATGTGGTGAACGATAACCTTGCCTGTGATCGGACAATCCTCAATGCCTAAATCACATCCGTTGTCTCTGACGATTACCAAGTCTCTTACATGTTTCCACTCCGGGGATCTGTAAAATCTCTGGTTCAAATATCGATCTAATCCAAAAGTGTCTTGACCTACTGCTCCTGACAGTTTTAGATAGCCAAACCTTTCTGCAAAAGTTTTCATCTTGCTTAGTTCGGAATATGTTCTAATACTCTTCGTAGTCGTCGATGTATTCTTCATCTGGTTCTTCCTCGTCGTGACCACGATACTTGGAAAATACTTTAATAGCTTCTGCAAACATCTCTTCTGTACGTTGTGCAGATTCGAGATGTGCCTTTTTGGCTTGCATAAGTTCGTTTTCGGCCTTCAACTTCTCACACTCAAGTCTCGATTTCTCCGTTCCGAGCTTAAGATAGTGAGATATAACCTGTGACGATGCTGTCCCCTCTCTCAATTGCTTCTCCGCCAGCTCTGTGGCTAAGAAAATCAGTTGATTCTCCCGTGCTTCGGGAGTCAAAGCAGGTCTGACAGCACGAATGGTCTCTGTTTCAGAGACGTTCTTTTGTCTTCCCATAAAGTTTCAACTCCTTTCTTAGGAGAACAGAATATGTTTTTAGTGAGTTTTACCATAGTTTAAGTGCTGTTGTAGCGCGTCAGAAAGGAGATCAGAAACACCGCACTGTGGGCTTGGTGAAGGAGGATTGGAGAAACACCAAGTGGGGTCCCCAACAGCACTTAAACCATGGTAAAACCCAATTTCGAAAAATACCCCCGGAGAAAATATAAAG